GACTGGGAAGAAATTAAAAAAAGAATTATAAGAGACTTAGTTGTTTTAGATATAGGTATTGCTAAAACAGGTGTAGAAAATGGTAAAATTACAGTTAGATATGTAAACCCTGTTAATTTTGTTTCTTCACATTCTTCTAATCCAGATTTTAGAAACATGGAGTATGCTGGAGAAATTATATACGTTACTATACATGATTTAAAAAGAATGGCAGGAGATGAATTTACAGATGAAGAGTATGAAGAAATAGCTATGTCTGTACTTGGTAAGCATGGTAATCCAGCTAAACTTTCTTTAAGCTCTGTAAATTATAATGGTTATGAGGTAAATGAATATGATACATACAAACTAGCTTTGCTTGACGGTGTTTTTAAATGCACAGACAAAATGCATTATGAAAAAAAGAATAATAAATATGGAGGGTATTCTGTAAACAAAAAAAATTCTACATATAAACCACCAAAAAATCCTAGATATAAAAGAGAACAAATGAATACTTATGTTGAAATGATATATAAGGGTAAATGGATTTGTGGAACAGATTTTATTTTTGATTATGGGGTGGCAGATAATATTGTTAGACCTAAAAGTAATCTATCAAAAGCCTTAATGCCTTATGCTGTTTATGCTCCTAACATTATAAACATGAACAACAAGGGAATGGTAGAAAGAATGATTCCTTTTGCTGACCAAATTCAATTAGCTCATTTAAAAATTCAACATTTAATATCTAAAGTAAAACCTCAAGGTTCTGCTATAGAGCTAGGGGCTATTGAAAATGTGGGTAAGGGAGATGGAGGAACTTTTACTCCTTTAGAAGTTCAAGATATTTATCAACAAACAGGTAATTTATATTACAGGCTTCAACAAGATGATGGTAGTCCTGGAAACGCTAATCCTATAACAGAGTTAAGAGGAGGTATAGGAGGTGCTCTTCAAGAGTTAATATCAATATACCAATACAACTTACAAATGATTAGGGATGTAACCGGTATTAATGAAGTTAGAGACGCTTCACAACCAGACAAAGAGTCTTTGGTCGGTGTTCAAAAAATGGCTTTATTAGCCTCTAACAACGCAACTAGATGGTTGAATCAAGCTTTTTTAAGTATTACAAAAAACATAGCAAAAAGCGTGGCGTTAAGAGTTCAAGATTTAGTAGAATACAAAGGGGCTTACAAAGGCTACGTTCAGGCTGTTGGAGAATACAACATGAAAGCTATTGAGGTAACTAAAGATGTTACTTTAGCAGATTTTGGCATCATGATTGAGCCTTTGCCAGATGACGAAGAAAAAGCATTGTTAGAACAAAACATTCAGGTTTCAATTCAACAACAAGCTTTAAGAATAGAAGATGCTATTTTAATAAGAACAATACCAAATATTAAACTAGCAAATCAAATGTTAATTTTAAGAAGAAAAAAATACCAAAAAGAACAGCAAGAAACAGCTATGGCAAATGCACAAGCAAATGCTCAACAACAACAAATGTCTATACAGGCAAAAGCACAAGCAGACGCACAAATGAAACAAATGGAAGCTCAAGCTGAAATGGAAAAAATGCAAATGGAGTTTCAATTGAAAGAAAACTTTGCACAAGCAGAACATAAAAGAAGACTTCAAGAGTTAGAATATCAAGGAAGTATTAAAAGTGACCACATAGCATTATCTCAAGATGATTCTGATTTGGTTAGAACAAAAATAAAATAATTGCAAATGTCATAATTTTTTTGTATATTTGCGTAAGTTTAATTTAAATTTAAGAAATGGCAACAAATAGATTCGAGGAGCTAGTAGCTAAAAGTATGGGTGCTGAAATAGCTAAAGAAGAAACTCCTAAAACCGAAGAGGTTAAAACAGAAGCGCCAAAAGAAGAAGTAAAAACTGAAGAGGCTCCTGTAGAGGAAGTTAAATCAGAAACAAAAGAAGAAGTAAAAGAAGAAGTAAAAGAAAACAGTTCTTTGAAAGAAGAGGAGGTTGCTCCTCAAAATAAAGAAGATAATACTCCTAGTGAGGAAAAAGTTGTTACTCAACCTAGTTTTGACGATTTGTTAAGCGAAAAGACTAACGGTAAGTTTAAAAATTATGATGAGTTAACGGCAGCTTTGTCTGAACAACCTATCGCTGAAAAAAATAATTTTGCTAACGAGCAGATAGAAAAATTAAATGAATATGTTTCAAAAGGCGGTAAAATGGAGGATTTCTTTCGTACTCAAACAGCTAATTATGAAGATATGGATTCGGAAAGTCTTGTTAAAAATTACATGAAATTTCAAAATCCAGATTTAAATAATGAAGATATAGATTTGCTTTATGCGGATACATATAAGTTGGATGAAGACGAATATACGGATAAGGAAATAAGGTTATCTAAAATAAAGTTAAAACAAAAGTCAGCAGAAGCTAAAAGAGAGTTAGTTAGGTTTCAAAAAGAAAACGCTTTACCTGAAGCTGCTAAAAATGCAGCAAAAGAAGAAGCAAAAATGGAAGCTAATAAAAAAGCTTGGTCTCAAAGCGTAAACAAGTCTCTTGATAATTTTAAAGAAGTTGAATTTTCTTTAAATGACAAAGGAGACAAGTATACATTTGCTGTAAATGATGATACTATGAAATATGTAAAAGATACTACTTTAAATTTACCTGATTTTTGGAAAAGATATGTTAACGAGGACGGAACAGAAAATGTTGCAAAACTTACTCGTGAAATGGCTATTCTAAATAATGTAGATTCAATAGTTAGAAATGCATATGCTCAAGGAAAGTCTGGAGGAAAAGAAGATGTTATAAAAGATATTAAAAATCCATCATACACTCCTGAAAGCAGAACAGATACCGAAAAGCCATTATCCATACAAGACCAAATTAATAAAGAATTAAGAGGTCGTTAAAATTAATTAATAAACACTTAAAAAAATAAAAAAATGGCATATTCAAGTGGAGCGGGGTACGCAAATGGGATTCCTAGTGCTTTCCAGGTTGCTACTACCGAAAATTACGTTTCTTCGTTAAACGTACACAAACCAGAAGTTGCTGAAGATTTTGTTTCTCGTTATGGAGACCAATCTCTTACAGGATTTCTAGATTCAATGGGGGCTATGGCTCCAACTGCTCAACGTAAATTTGAGCACTATGAGGATGATTGGGTTCATCAAAGTTTTAAAAATACTGGTACACCAACGGTTGCAGTATCTGGTACTACTGTAGGTATAGATACTTCTTTTTCATCAACAGGTTCTGCTGGAGGAAATTACTTTCCAAGAGTAGGTGATATTGTTATGAATAAACTTGGTGAGCAAGCTTTAGTTACTGCTGTAGATTACGCTAACGACCAGATTACTATGGTAGCATATAATGCTGCATGGACAACTTTAGCTGCTGGAGAAACTTTAATCATTATTGGTAATGAGTGGGCTGAAAGCACTGCTCAACCAGAAGGGATTACTCCTGAAGCTAATCACTACTACAACTACACAATGATTATGAAAGAATCATTTGAAGTTTCTGGTTCTGAAGCAACTAACAAGACTTGGTTTAAAGTAAACGACCCAATGACTGGTCAGTCTGGATACCTTTGGTATTTAAAAGGTGAGGCTGATACTTACAAGCGTTTTACAAATTACTGTGAAACTATGATGCTTCAAGGTAAGATTGCAACTAACACGAATGCTGCTTTACCTGGTACTATTGGTCAAGGTGGTATTACAGGTTCTGAAGGACTTATTGAGTTCATGAGAACAGGTAACACTCAGACTTACAACCAGTTATCTGGATTCAATTTATCTGATTTTGATTCAATGATTCGTACATTAGACACAAATAGAGGTGCAAAAGAAAACACTATTTGGGCTGGTATTGACTTATCATTAGCAATTGATGATGCAGTTGCTGCAATGTTTGCTGGAGGTGGTATTTCTTACGGTGCATTTAATGGTGCTGAAGAAATCGCTGTAGCATTTGGGTTTAAATCTTTCACTAGAGGTGGGTATACATTCCATAAGAAAACTTATGATGTATTTAACTACTTACCAATGTTTGGTGCTTCAGGTTTCCAATATCCAGGAATGGGTATGGTAATACCAGGAGATATGAGAAAGGATGCTAGAACTGGAGACGCTATTCCTTCTTTAAGAATTAGATATAAAGAAGCGGGTGGATACTCAAGAAAAATGGAGCACTGGTTAACAGGTTCTGCAGGTCTTGCAAATCCAACTAATGAGACTGATAACATGGAGGTTCACTATAGAACTGAAAGAGGTTTTGAAGGTTTTGCTTCAAATAGATTCATCTTATTAGAAAGAGCTTAATAGCTTATTTACTGAAAGAATAGGGGGGAAAGCCTCCCCCCTTTCTTTTTTTTATTAATTATATTAAATTTTAGAAAAATGGCAAAAAAGAAAAAATCAACGATATATAGAATATCGTACAGAAATGAAGTTCCTGCAACGCAAGGAAAAAACTACCCATCAAGTTCAAGAATACCATCTATAGATGAAATCTATTGTGAAAAAACAAACACAAATAGAATGATTCGTTATGTTATGGGTGAGCAATCAATATTTGAAGATGAACAAACTTCAGCAAAACCTATAATAGGAGATATTGTATTTACTAATGGTTTATTACCAGTTCAATATAATCAGGTTACTTTAAAAAAATATTTAGACGCTTGTAATTATAATGAAGACAATCCTAATAGAATTGAAAGTGTTAGAGCTTTATTTGGGGTTGTAGACAATGAATTTAATGCTGAAAAATCATTAGACGAAATGGAAGTTCAGTACATAGCTGTAGACACTTTAATGAAAATGGAAGCTCAAAAAATGGTAGGCTATGCTAGAGCACTAGATATAGATACAGATAGAAGTATGTATGAGATTAAACATGACATGATGGTTATGGCTAAAAACAACCCAAGAGGTTTTATGGAAGAAATTTCAAATCCAATTATTGAAAGAAAGCAAGTTATTATGGATGCTATAGAAGAAAGATTGGTTGTTGAAAATAAAGGAAAAAGACAATTTGTTTGGGCAGACACAAAAGAACTTATATTTACTGTTCCTGTAGGTATTAACCCTGTGGACGCTTTAACTGAATACACAATGAGTGATGAGGGTACTCCTGTATTTAGTAGAATTAAAAGATTGCTAGCTGGAGAAAAAGAACCAGTTAAAACTAAATCTGAAACTAAAAAAACAACTATTAAAGAAAAAGCTGTAAATTAATAGTATTTTTACTAGATTAAAAGAGGAGATATTTGTATAGTATCTCCTTTTTTATTTGATAAGTTTTTTGTATATTTGTAGTTAAATGTTTTTTATATGTCACACGCTAACCCATTGTGGAATCAAATAGCTGTTCAAGATAGTAACGGATTTGAAGTAGCTTATTTAGTTACATCATATTTTAGGGTAAACGGTAATTGCGTACTGTATCCAAGTCAACTTAACACTAATACAGGCTGGACTGGATTGTACATTCTTTCAGCCTCATCATTTGCTGCAGGTGCAGTGTTAGATGGGTTTCAACTCCATTTACAAGAGGGAGACTATATTACATTAACTGACCCAGGCCAACCCCCTCAATGTATTTTAATACAAAAAATTCTAAGTTCTAATGACTTTTTTCATGCTGGTGCATACGGAAGTACAACTGCCCCTCATGATTTTAATCAACCTAACGGTCATGCTGGTCACGGCCCCTGGTCTTCAGGTGATACAATAAGTTATGAAGAAATATTGATAGGTACTATTCCTAGTAACAGTACAGCTACAGGAACGCTACAACAAAGTTGTGATGATTGTTTTTCTCAAGCACCACCTCCATCATACGTTCCTTGTTCTAACCCTAATGCTGCATCAGCTTGGAACTCAGGCGTAATGTTTACAACAACAGATGAAACTACTGTTGGTGCTAATGATGGTACTATTAGTGGTGATTTTGGAGGAGCTGGAGCAACAGCGGTTGGTTATCAACCTAACTGTATGCCTAATGTTTTAATTACAGGTACAAACACAAGTTATAGTCAAACATTTACTTTCAATCCCGCTAATGTTCCTATTGGAAACCCTGGTCTTATAGCAAGCGGTTTAGCTCCAGACACATATATGGTTGAGGTGTTTTACACAGGAACATGTCCTCAGGGTCCTTACCCAGGAACTCTTGATGCTTGTCCTTTTCTGTTTCCTTATGTTATAAATGCTGCAACTGCCCCAACAACAGGATGTACTGACCCTACCGCTTTAAACTACAATCCATCTGCTACTGTAGATGATGGTAGTTGTCAATATCCACCTCCGGCACCCGTACAATGTGTAACCAATATTTCTAAAAACATATCTACAAATTGCGGTAATGCAGATTTAAATCTTAATGTAAATAGTATGGATTCTGGCTGGGAAGCTATATGGACAGACGCATCTGGTAATCAAATTGATTATCAGCAAAGCTCTCCTTGTTCAGGTTGTGGTCATTCTATAAATGTAACGAATCCAGGAGACTACACGGTAACAGTAAATCTTATATCTCCTCATATTAATAATTGTACTTACACCAATCCTGTTTTTCAAGAAACTTTTACTGGTGTTAGTTTTTCACTACCAACAGCTACAGCAACTTCTACAGACGAAACTGTTGCGGGTGCTAATGATGGTACAGCCACAGTTATAGCTACAGGAACAAATTTATCATACTCTTGGAGTAGTGGACAAACTACTCATGCTGTAACAAATCTTTCTCCAGGAACTTATACCTGTACTGTTACTGACGCCAGAGGTTGTTCTACTACAGTTTCGGTAAACATAGCTTCAGGGGTAAATTATCCTCAACCAGATGCTTTAAAAGTTTGTCTTAATTTAGATACAGGTTATTTTGAGTTTGTAGACGAAAACATATACACTCCAAGCGGTAACACTCCTTGCTCTTTAGCTATTACAATAAAACATTCTAACGGAACCATAGCTTACCCTGGTTCTTTATCAAATCCAGATATATTTACCGATTCAGATTTACCTGCTAACAGAACATATAACGCTGCGGTAAAAGCTGGTGAAAACAAAGAAATACCTATACCTCAAAGTTCAGGAGGTGTATATATAGACGATATATATGAGATTGTGGTTGATTGGAATTATACTGGAGGAACAACATCTCAATATTCTAAAACAGTTTATTTAAACGCTGCCGATATAGAATTATTTGCAGCTATTGAAATGGACGCTGTATTACAACATGATTGTTTGGGAGATATAGAAAGTATAGATAATACAAACTATAATGTTTCTAGTGTTCCTTTTACTTTTACTAGAACTCACGAATTATTCCCACCACCATCTAGTGGTTTAAACAGTCCGGTTGTTTCTGTTGGTTCAGACTACATATCTTATGATTTATATGAGGGAGATTGGAGTAATATGATTACTACTAATATAATATGGGATATTCCTGCTGCACCTTCTTCTACAGTTGTTTTTGTAGGAGCTTGTGTAATAAGAACTATTATTGGTTCTTCTATGGAAAATGTAGCTTGTAGTATAGACCCTTGTAATATAAATCAGCATGTCAAAAAAATAACAAACAAATACAATGATGCTGTTTGTAAAAGAGATATTTTAAATATAAATAAATACAGAGATAAATATCAAAGAGTTATAGAGCTTCTTACTTTATATAGTTTAGGTGAGGGTGCTGGTTGTGCAAAAGATTATACCGAATTGTGGGATATATTAGGTATTACAAATTTAGATGATATAACTTTTGCAAATTGTTGTGGAAATCCTAGGGTTAATATGGATATGGCTGGTCATGGAAAAATAACTTTTGACCCTATAACCTGTGATGATGATTCTGGAGGTGGAACATCAGGTCCTGGAGGCCCTGG